GTTGGGTTCACTGGGAAACGCAATGCAGCCAGATGAATTACGATCCAAAAAGAACTGCCCCATAAGTTAGGGTCGAAGTTTGGAGGAGTATTTGTAGTCATTTATATATACATAACGCTGACATTTTATTATACATTTCCGCGCAGTTTCCCCTTGCTCTCATGTTTGTCCTTAACAAACTTGGTGATGGCAAGAGATGCCATTGCATTCCTGCGCTTGGACATCAAAAACTTATCCTGGAGTTTCTCATCGTGAATGAGATTTACAACAAAATTGACAAAACCTTCGAGCCTTGGAAGAATTTCTACCTCGAAGTATGCCCTGTCCCTGTTGACCGTGATGCAGTTCACATCGTCGGCCACAACATTGCCTTCCTTAGACCGCAGACACTCAACGAGGAAAGCCTTGTCCAGATCCAAGAGGTGAAGATATGTCTGAACCTGAATCATCTCATAACTCGGCAGCTTTCCAAACAACCGGTTTACACGGTTCTTAATTTCTACAAGAACCTTCCTGTCTTTTGTGATGCCATCTATCTTACCTCCGATGGAATACTCAAAGGAACCATACTTGGTATGAACAGTCCCGAGAACATCTTTGTAAAATGAAGGATCGTCTACAATGTCAATCTTGAGCACGTCGCGGATATAATTGAACACACTGTGCTCGGCAACGTTGCCATATGTGGTGTATGCAGTCTTGCGAATTGCATCATCGACCACTGAAGCAATGTCACGGGAGATGTAATTATCCCCGGCATACTTCTCAAATTCTTTGGAGAGCTTAGAGTATTTCTGGGCAACATCGGTGGAACTCTCTTCTTCCTTGGAAGCAACTTGCAACAACTTGGCAATCTTGGGATGGGTTTTCCCTACCTTCTCTACAATCTCATCGTCAGTGAGGATGTTGTTCCTTGCCATCGCATTGTTGTAGCTCTCCGCATCTGCCCTATGCCAAAAGGTCTCAACGGCATCCGCTATCTTCTTGTATTTGTTCTCATTTATACAGGCTGCCGCCTGGCTTGCATATATACATAGGTACGGGGTAATCATTCTTACAATGAGAGGACAAATTTTTTTAAGTTATTTACCGCGATGATATATCGACAAAAAACAATACTTATTATCTCTCCAAGTAGTAGTTGTAAATGCCCGAGGCTTATATCATATCGTGGTGCAAAAAGAGAGGTTACTATGGTCGTACAGGAGATCTCTCACACGTTCTCCTAGACAAAGGAGTCCTATGTGTGCCAGACAGTTCTCATGAAGAATTCCTATCAGAGTATGCCCGCGGAGTTGTAAAGGGTGGAAAGTTCTCATGCGTTGTGGAATACAAACCCAAGGTATTCAGGATGTTTTATGATCTGGACATAGTTGCGACAAAGACACTTGCCGAGGAAATGACATCTGGATCCTTTTCAGAGGGAATCAATGAGATCCTCAAGGAGATATGTGGCACCACCGCAGACTTGTTCGACATTAGTAAAACAGAAGTGACATTGTGTGTTTCAAATGTCAGCAAGAAGGTCGCAGATGGAGTAAAGGTAGGAATTCACCTAACATTCAGCAACATCTTTGTCACCTCGACAGTGGCATTGCACGTACGAAGCAAGGTCCTCGAGAAGCTCGAAGAAAGAAATAATCCATTTGTCAACAAGTGGGAGGACATTGTTGACGCCGCGGTTCACAAGGGAAGTGGCATGCGCCTTCCTTGGGCATCAAAACCAACGGAACCCAACAGGGTATACGTACCAAAGATTTCATATACGTTGGAGCGCGGGGCAGACGTAAAGGAAGAGCAGCTCGCAGAAATTCAAAATTCTTTTGCAGCAACACGGTCACTGTTATTGAACGTGTCCTTGAGGACAAGAGGAGTTCTTACCAAACTTGTTGATAGCATAGCAGATGATAGTTTTGAATCTCCATCAGCGACAGGGTCCATCCAACACTCGTCCCTTGCGGAGTATTCGGAAATTGTCAAGGAAGTGGAGAAGGTAATCCCCAAGGAATACGAGGGCCATGTCACAGGGGTGTTGAAAACGGAGTTTGTATACATGTTTCGCCATTCCTCAAAGTATTGCGCAAATGTCGAAAGGCAACACCATTCGTCAAACACATACTTCTTGGTTTCGAGGTCTGGGCTGAGGCAGTGTTGCTATTCTAGAAAAGTAGACTTTGAGGAAAAGAGCTGCCCTTGTGCCAAGTTTAGGGGGGAACTCTTGGAACTTCCAAGGAAAGTGATGGCGGAACTGTTTCCCGAAACTCCGCCACAAACACCAAAAATTGTAGCAAAACCAATGCCAGCAGATCAAACATTCTCGATGGACAAAATAGAGGACTATGTGACAAAGGTTCTAAAACCCGTGGCAAAAAAGTCAAAACCAAAACCAAAGACAGCAAAGAAAAATTCTGTATATTCTATGTTTATGCCTTGAAATGCGTAAAAATTTAACCAATAAAATCTCGCCATATGTAAAATGAGCACTCAAACCAACGTTCCCGAGCTGCCTATGGGGTTGACTTTGGAATCAGATTACATCACAGTCCCAGGTCAGAACTTTGCCCTAGTCAGCTTTGTGGGCCCAGAGCACTGTCGCCAGAAGAGTACCAAGTTTGCAATGAAGATCCGCGGTGTCTTTGCCACAGAGGATGAAGCAAAAGCATATGTCAAGCGTCTCCAGCGGGCCGGTGACAACATTGTGGACATTTTCCTGATGTCCATGTACAACTGGGCCCCGTGCCCTCCCGACCCTATGGGCGTGGAGACCCAGGAGTATCAGGAAACCTTCCTGAACGACCTGATGCAAGGCTATGCAGAGTCTCAGCGCTCTGCCAAGGAGGTGTTTGCTGACCGCAAGGAAAAAGTGATGAAGGATGGTCTGGATGCCCATCTCCTTCCCGAGGAGCGTCTGCCCGCCCCAAAGACATCTCTCCCCGCCCCTGAACCTCTTCCTGCCCTTGAGAAAACCATTGAGGAAGTTCCTGCTGAAACCGCAGAGCCTTTGGACTCCAAGGTGTCTGAGACAGTGGACCGGGTTTTCAATTCAACAGATGTATGGAGCGCACGCCATCAGTAAATAACTTAACAAAAAAAATATTTGGATATAGGAGACAACATGGTTTCTAACGCTGACCACTTTCTACTAACATCGCTACACACTTTCTTTGAAGACAATAAGAACCTAACAACAATGATGGAAGTGGTAAAGAACCAGACTCTCTCAATGAGAGTACTCGACTGGTTTGTATCTAATTATTCCAAGAAAAAGAACATGTTCATCATTACAAAAGAAGGCAAGCATTTCAACATATACCTGGAATACAAAGCATCGCTCAAGAGTTACTCAAAACGGTATTTCGACCCATTCTGCCGCGGGCCCCGTGTCATGTTTACAGATGACAAAGGGAATAAGTTCTCCACAACGGTGGGACAGCTAAACTTCTTCCGCTGGGCAATCAAGAATGACCTTGTAGAAAAGTGCAAGAACATTGTGGATGACGTGGAAGATGATATGATTTCCGCAGTCAAGCAGCGGAAGAGCATCGACAAAGGAGAATCAAGGCGGGAGCTCAACAAGGCCAAGATTAAGCAATGCTTAACTACAAATGTTGCTGTGACCATTTCTTTCGACTAATCAAAAATCAAATAAAAAGAAAGACATCCCAGAAGCATCTTTCTTGCAACTGGAATGGCTATATCGACACTCTCTTGTATATATTTTTCTCTTTTCTAAGATACAACAGAACAAAACAACAATGGCAATCATCAACCAGGAACCTCTGTTGGCTGATATCGGCAACCGCAAGTACTCTGCTTTCCCAATCAAGTACCCTGACGTATTTGCAATGTACAAGAAGGCGGTTACCACATTCTGGACGGTTGAGGAGGTTCCTCTGAACCAGGATATAACCGACTGGCGTGACAAGCTCAATGACGATGAGCGTCACTTCATCAAGACCATTCTCGGCTTCTTTGCAGGCAGCGATGGCATGGTGATGGAGAACATTGCAAACAACTTCTCCACGGAAGTCACCGACCCTTCCGCGCGTCTATTCTATGCTTACCAGATGTTCAACGAATCCATCCATTCGGAGATGTACTCTCTCCTGCTTGATGCGCTCGTTGAGGACGATGCAGAGCGGAACTCTCTCTTTGATGCAATCGAAACAATCCCCGCGGTTGGAAAGAAGGCAGCGTGGGCACAGAAGTTCCTGTCGCAGGACAAGTCGTTTGCTGAGCGCCTTGTTGCATGGGTGTGTGTCGAGGGTCTGCTGTTCTCTGGATCCTTTTGCGCAATCTTCTGGCTCAGGAACCGTGGAGTGATGCCTGGCCTGGGCCTGTCCAACGAATTCATCAGTCGCGACGAGGGTCTGCACCAACAGTTTGGCGAGCTCCTGTACTCAAAGCTGGAGAACAAGCTGTCTCTGGCACAGGTGAAAGCAATTGTGGAGGAGGCAGTTGCCAATGAAAAGGAATTCATCTGTGAGGCAATTCCTTGTCGTATGATTGGCATGAACTCTGAACTGATGGGACAGTATCTGGAGTTTGTGGCAGACCGCATCTTCGTAGCACTTGGCCACCAAAAGCAGTACAATGCCACAAACCCATTCGACTTCATGGAGCTCATCTCTCTGGAGGGCAAGTCTAATTTCTTCGAACGCCGTGTATCTGAATATCAACGTCCGGGTGTGATGAATGCTGAGGATAATGTGTTTGACATGGACGGCGACTTTTAAATAGTAGACTTTATCTCTATA